GCAACTTTACCATCTTTAACAGTACAAGAAACAGCTAGTCCTATAGGAACTCCAGGGGATGCAGCAGTATTAGAATATACTATTGGTAATTTAACAGCTGGTATTACTAATGTTATTGGTACTAATTCAGCACAATCCATGCATTCTGTAAGTGCTGCTTGGACTGAACACGTAGGTCATGCTTTGATTGATGAAGTTATCGTTGAAATTGGAGGTCAATTAATTGATAAACATTATGGAGTATGGCTTGAGATTTGGAATGAACTTACCTTGTCTTCTGAAAAAGAAGAAGGTATGGATGAACTTATTGGTCCTAAGAAAAGACACCAATTACCAATGTCTGCTAAAAATGAAAGAATTATTCATGTTCCTCTTCAATTTTGGTTTAATCGTAACCCAGGTTTAGCGTTACCTCTAATTGCTTTGCAATATCATGAAGTTAAAATTATTATCCAACTTAAAGAACTGAATCAGTTATGTACTATTGTTTTAGACGGTAGAGGAATTCAGGGAGATTGTAGGTCAGATTGGGTTCTTGATACTGATAATGTATTGTCCAAATTTCCAAGTTCTTTTATGGGAGTTGATAATAAAAATACAGCATCAGGTTGTAGAATTCAAGGAACAGGAGCTACTGTAAAAACTAGTAAACCTCTTAAAAATTGTCAATTATGGGTAGACTATGTTTATTTAGACACTGAAGAAAGAAGAAGATTTGCTCAACAATCTCACGAATATCTTATTGAACAATTACAATTTAATGGTGCAACTAGTACACCTAGTACAGCTACTACTGAAGTTACAGGAACTTACAGAATTAATTTTAATCATCCAGTGAAAGAATTAATTTGGGTTTATCAAGATAAAAATAGATGTTGTCCTACTGTAGCAAATATTACAAAAAATGCATGGTTTAATTTTGGTTGGAACGACCATAATTTAGTTTATCCTGGTTACCTTACAGATTCTGCAACTGCTAATGTTACAGGAAACAATAATTTAGCAGCTAATCCTTTTATTTTAGATTGTGTTGATGGAGCTGACATGCCTTTAGGAACATGTGGAACACCTAAAGATGGAAGAGTTCATGATTTCTTATCTAGTAGTTATACCAACAAAATTCAACTTAATGGGCATGATCGTTTTGCACCAAGACCAAATAGTTATTTTAGTTGTGTACAACCTTATCAACATCACTCAAGAGTTCCTGAAAGTCAAATTTATAATTACAGTTTTAGTCTTCGACCAGAAGAACATCAACCAAGTGGTACATGTAATTTTTCAAGAATTGATAATGCTCAATTACAATATTCATTACAACCTATGGTTTTACCTGCAGATGCTGAAAAAGGTTTAAGTCCTAATAATGAAAGTTATGCACCAACTCTTAATTTAATGATGTTTGCAACTAATTATAATGTACTAAGAGTTATGAGTGGTATGGGAGGTTTAGCATATTCCAATTAATTTAATAATTAAAAATTTTCTATAGGAAATAATATTTCTCGCAGAAGATTTTTATTTTTTTTGTTGACTATTACTAAATGGGTGGTGGTATGATGCAATTAGTTGCTTACGGAAAGCAAGATATATACTTAACAAGTAAACCAGAAATAACTTTTTGGAAATCAGTATACAGAAGGTGTACTAATTTTGCTATTGAATCAATTGTTCAAGATTATAGAATAACTCCAGAATATGGTAATGAAACTAATTTTGTTCTTACTAGGGACGGTGATTTGATAAATAAAATGTATCTTACTTTAACATTACCAGCTCTTACTCTTAATGGTAATACAAGTACTAATGACTCTGTTGTATTAACATTTAACCACGCTAAGTTAGCTGATGGATTAGCTCAGATTAATGATGGTAATGGTAAAACTTATTTTACAGCTGCTTGGACTGAACATGTTGGTCATGCACTTATTGACGAAGTAAGTATTTTAATAGGGGGGCAACTTATTGATAGACATTATGGACTTTGGATGGAAATATGGAATGAACTTACGGTCCCTGAAAGTAAAAAAAAGGGATACGATAATATGATTGGTTATAGAAATAGAAAAGATCTTCCTTATGGAGCTGTAACAAAAAGAAAATTACAAATACCTCTTAACTTTTGGTTTAATCGTAATCCTGGTTTAGCACTACCTCTAGTTGCTTTACAATATCATGAAATAAAAATTAACGTTAAATTTAGAGAATTTACTGCTTTACCTGTAGTAGTTATTAACCGTTCAGATACAGGTAATAAAATTTCTAACAGAATAGACCTTAATTACGTACAAGGTTTAAGGGCTCAATTTAAAGATAATCATAGACCTAGTATTGTAGGAAATTTTACTCCTAAAATGCAAGACCTTAAATTATGGGTTGATTATATATATCTTGATACCCCAGAAAGAAGAAACTTTGCTATGAATGAACATGAATATCTAATCGAACAACTTCAGTATAAAGGAATGGAAGATACTTTACAATTAGAAAACGCTAATGAAATTGGTAATTTTTTGAAATTAAGGTACAATCACCCAGTAAAAGAAATAATTTGGTGTCTACAAGACCCTATTTCAAAATGTCCTCAGAAGTCTAATGGTATTTACGATATGTCAAAAAATGCTTGGTTCAACTTTGGACACAACAAAGACGACATAGTAAGATTTTTAGGAGACAATGCAAATAGTATTACTATCAATGGTATAAGTAGTGCTGATATGCCTTTGGGTACATGTGGAACAAATACAGATGGTAAAGAACATGAATGGATTAGTAGAGAAGACAAAAACGGAATACAAATTAATGGTCAGAATAGAATAGCACCTAGAGGGGCTGAATACTTTCGTTATACACAACCTTTACAACATCATACTCATATTCCAGATAATCAAATTTATGTTTATAGTTTCTCTCTTAACCCAGAAGAACATCAACCAAGTGGAACTTGTAATTTTTCAAAATTAGATGAAGCTCAGTTACAAATGTACCTTAGTAAAAATACAGGAATAACAAGAACTTTAAAGCTATTAGTGTTCCTTACAAATTATAATATTTTCAGAGTAACTGGAGGAATGGGAGGTTTAGCTTTTGCTAATTAATACGTTAAAAAAAATGGTTTTTTTTTCATTCTTTTAAGTAAAGTATGGGTGGTGGTCTAATACAATTAATCGCTTATGGAGCTCAAGATGTTTATTTAACAGGTAATCCTCAAATAACATTCTGGAAAATAGTATACAGAAGATGTACTAATTTTTCTATGGAATCTATCGAACAAACATTCTCTGGTGTAGCAGATTTCGGAAGTAAAGTTGAATGTAATATTGCCCGTAAAGGAGATCTTATTGGTAAAATGTACCTTGTTGCAGATTTACCAGCATTGGCTGTACAAGTTTCAGGTTCAGCAGCAGGTACTAAAAGTGGTACCGTGAGATTAACTTTTAATTACACAAATCTTACAGCTGGTATGCAAAGTCGTTCTGGTACAAACAATCAACCTGATTATTCAGCAGCTTGGACTGAACATGTTGGACATGCACTCATAGACGAAGTAACAGTTAGTATAGGAGGTCAAGAAATTGATAAACATTACGGATTATGGTTGGAAATATGGAATGATCTTACACAAACCGCAGAAAAAGAATACGGTTACGATAAAATGATAGGAGAAGCAAAAAGAGAAGATTTACCTTTTAATGCTGTCGAAAAAAGAACTTTACACATACCACTTCAATTCTGGTTTAATCGTAATCCAGGATTAGCTATACCTCTAATTGCTTTACAGTATCATGATGTTAATATCAGTCTTAAATTAAGAGACTTTAATAGTCTTGCTATTGTTGTTTACAACAAAGGGAATACAACTAGTATAGGCAATGCTCAAGGTATAAGAATTCAACATCAAAACGCAAAAAATAAAATAGACCCTTCTACTTATGTTAATATAGTTCCTGGTGACGAAAGAGAAGCAAAACTTTCTAATTGTCAACTATGGGTTGATTATGTATATCTTGATACAGACGAAAGAAGAAGATTCGCACAGAAAAACCATGAATACTTAATCGACCAATTACAATTTACAGCAACCGAAGAAATTCCTTTTGTAAATGATGTATCAAACCATACTTACAATCTAGGTTATAATCATCCAGTAAAAGAACTTATTTGGGTAGTTAGAGATGAAAATTATAGAGCTGTCAAAGGAATAGGTGAAAAAAATGGTTGGTTTAATTTTGGTTATAACACTTACTCTGCTACTCCCAGTGGAGACGCATCAACTGATACTTTTATAGCACCTACTCTTTATAGTGCAGATGCCCCAGAAGGAACAAGAGGAACTGTAGCTAACGGTAGAAGTAGCGATTGGTTAGCAAATACTTATACTACTAAATTTATACTTAACGGACATGATCGTTTAGCTCCTCGTCCATCTAGTTATTATAGACTTGTACAACCTTATCAACACCATACTAAAGTACCGGATGGTCATGTTTATAACTACAGTTTTAGTATTAAACCAGAAGAACATCAACCAAGTGGAACTCTTAATTTTTCAAGAATTGATTCTTCAGAAATGGCTTATAGTATTATAGGTCCACCAAGTGCACCTACAGGGAAAGACGGAGGTATGGCTGGTAATAATAGTCTTGAAGTTGGATTGACTCTTCATGTATTCGCTAGGAATTATAATGTACTAAGAGTTACTAGTGGTATGGGAGGTTTAGCTTTTGCTAATTAAGCATAAATAAAATATTTGTTTTTAGTATATGGATATTTGTAAACTAAATAGTTCAGGTTCTTTACAATATTATGTACAATTATTAATAGGTTCAATTATATGTGGGACAGGTTTTGTTACAAATAGTGAAACAACTGTTATAGGTAGTATGCTTATATCACCAATTGGTGGTCTTATTATGAAATTTGGAAAAGAAGGATTTAAAAGAAAAGAAAGAATCCGTTCTAAAGGACAGTTAATGGAATATAAATTATTAGCTATGTTTGTAGTGCCAATTGTAATAGGATTTTTATGTGGAATTTTATTCCATCAATCAGGTGGTACAGATGTTGTTGAAGGTAGAGGTAAAACTTTAGTTGCCAATCCTAATTTATTGGTAGCTAGTGCTGTTATAGCTGGTGCAGCTGGTATTCTCTTCAATTGGGGAGATAAAATAACTATGGTAGGTATAGGTATTGCTACTGCTTTACTTCCTCCTTTAGTTGCAGTAGGGTATTCTTTAGGAAAAGAAAATAAAAGTGACAAAAGAGTAAAACTAGGTATTAATGATGCTATAGCTAGTGCAGGTTTATTCGGTATTAATTTTATGGCATTGTACTTAAGTGTAATACTCTTTCAAAGAAAATGTTAAATATTAATTATTAATGAATACTACTATTTTAAAAAAAAATGTTAGTATTTATTAGATGACAAGTAAAAGGTATAAAAAATTAAAAAAGGAAATAAAACAAAAAATAAAAAAAATTAAAGATTATGAAATTGATGATAATAAATTAGCTGCGTTAGTATTTATTATTACAGCTGTATTAGGAATAAGAGCAGGTAATTACCTTAGACTTTTTGTTTTTGAACATGAAACAAACAAAATAAGAAAAAAAAGAAAAAAAGAAAAAGAATATTCGAATATATACAGAGAACCGGAACCGGAATTAATTGAAGCGCCTAGTGATAATGAAAGTAAGTGGCCAGATGACCCTAGGACAGGTATAGGAGCTTTAGAGGTGTCGTTATTTGGTAAAAGCAAAAATAGAAAATTTAAAAAAGTAGCATTAGCTTCTTTATTAGGAGGAGGTTTAGGAGTTGGGACAGGGATTTACCTAAGGAGCAATAAGATTAAAAAAGAAAGAAAGATAGAAGAAAAAAAAAGAAAAGATACAGAAGAAATGATAAAGAAAGATGAAGAAGTTTATGAAAGAACACAAAAAAAATTAAGAGAAAGTGATACCCCAGAATCTATAATTAAAAAACCTCGAAAAAAAATTGAATTTGAAGATTTTGATCAAGAAATTTTTAATCAGTATAATACTCCTTTTGAAGATGATACTAGGTCATTTGAAATTGGTTCAGGAACTATTGGATTAGAAGAAGAAAAAGATTATTATAGAGCCCTAGAAAAATTAGAAAAATCTAAAAAGAAATTAAAAGACAATAAAAAACAAACAAAAAAAGGAAAAAGAATATTCAGTAGAAACAAGGATGCTAACAAAAAAATAGGTATTATTAAAGAAAAAATTAAAGAAAATGAAAAACAAGCTGAAAAATTACAAGAATTTTACGATGATTATTTTAAGAACAAAGAAAAACATTTAAGTAAAAGACAACTTGTAAATTTATTGTTAAAAGGAAAAGACAGAAAAGACCTTGTAAAATTAATGTCAGAAGAAGCAGGTGAAGATGCAGATAATTTAAAATATTTTACTCCCAGGGAGCTTGAACAAAAATTAGAAGAATATCCTTTTTGGAAACTTCAGAAAATGTATGAAAATCAAAAAGCAAAAGAAGAATATCAAAAACAAGTTTGGGAGTTATTAAATTCTACAGAAGAAGAAGCCGAACAAGAAGTTATGCTATTTGGAAAGAAAAAACGAAAAAGAAAGAGACGTAAGAAAAAAAGAAATTAAATATATTACTATATAGTAAATGATAATATACATTGTAATAACAAGTTGTATGTTAATTATATCAACTGTAACTATAATTTTTAAAAAATATACTAATATTAAAAATTTAAGAGTTTTGAAATTATTTAATACACCATTTATTGATTTTTACGAGTATAGTCCATATCATAGTATTAAAAATTACAAATCAACTATGTATGGTGAACATGTACATAATTTAAGTAAATTATTTTTTAAAATTTGTGACTCTTTAAATTTTAATTATATTGTTTTTGCTGGTTCATCTATAGGTTTAGTAAGAAATAAACAAATGATGCCTTGGACAGATGATTATGATATTATAGTAATGGATAAATATAAAAAATACTACAGGGAAGTAGTTAGACCTGAACTTTTAAAATATGGTTTTAAAATATGGGGGTATGATACTGATGAACAAAATAATCCTGGATGTAATTTTATAGCAGAAAATATAGAACATCATAGACGATTTAGAATGGATATTTTTTGGTCATCATTTGATAAAGATAATAATTTAATAAATACAGATAAAAGAGGTTTGTATCATAAAAAAAAATTACCTCGTAGTTGTATTTTACCAAAAAAATATCAATATTTTAATGGAATGAATCTTCCTTTTTTTAATGATTATGAAAAAGAAGTTAATTTATCATATGGTGACGTACATAACGAATGTATAATTTCTTCTCACTCTGAAAAGATGCCTCAAAAAGTTTTTTATAAAAAATGGGAAAATGCTGTACAAGATTTTAAATTTCTAAGGGGAATAGCCATACAAAACACAAAAAATAGAATAAAAAATTATAAAAAATATAAATCAAACAATAAAGTTCTATTAGTACACAAAAGTTTATCTACAATGAAACTATTAAATAAAATTTCTGAAGGTAAAATAAGTACTGTTAACTTTATAGATTGTGAAACTTTTATGAAACAATCATTAAATGTAATATTCTATTTTCCAGAGGTAAAATTAAATTTATTTTTAAATGATTTAACAAAAATAGAATACATTTATTTAAATTATGCAAACAATGTTTATGTTAAAAATAATAAAATGAAAAAAATACTAGATAATCTTGTATATATAAAAAAACCTACTATATTAGTAACTAAAATAATAACATTTGGTACATTTGATTTATTTCATAGAGGACATCAAAATATAATCAATAGGTGTAAAAATCTAAGCGATAATGTAGTTATAGGAGTTTCAACTGACGAACTTAACTCAAAAAAAGGTAAAAAATCCTTTGATTCTTTACAAAAAAGATTATACAATGTTCAAAAATATTCTAATTCAAAAGTATTTAAAGAAGAATCTTTAGAAAAAAAGAATTATTATATTAAAAGTAATAATTGTAATGTTTTAGTTATGGGAAATGATTGGGAAAATAAGTTTAATTGGGTATCGAGTGATATACTTTATCTCCCTAGGACACCTGGTATTTCCTCTACATTATTAAGAAATAGAATGAAGAAATTATAATAAATAAAAAACTTTTTACACTTTTTAAAACTTAAAAGGTTTAAAACGTTTAAAAAAATATTGCTATATTGTAGAATGCCAAGAGGAGCCTTGATTGAATTAACAGCAAAAGGTCAACATGATCTTTATTTAACAGGGAAACCTTCAATTACATTTTGGAAAACAGTTTACAGAAGACACACTCCATTTTCTATGGAATCTATCGAACAAGTTTTTGATAATGCAATAGATTTTGGTAGTAAAACTAGCTGTACTCTTAAAAGGTCAGGAGACTTAATTAATAAAATATACTTCGTTTGTAAATTGCCTGTATTAGAAACAACTGATTTTTTTTCAGGTGATCCACAAGATCCTTATACTAAAACAAATGCATCAGATACAGATTATTTCTTTGACCCTTCGTTTGATTATTGGATATGGAGTAAAGTTATAACACCAATTGTACAATCAGCTGACACATGGGCTTTTGGAACTACTGATTTAGACAACTGGCCCGTAGAAGATACTATTTCATATACTTCAGCAGCTTGGACTGAGAATGTAGGAAATGCTCTTCTTGAAAAGATAGAACTTCAAATAGGAGATTCTATAATAGATACACATTACGGTGTTTGGTTAGATATATGGGGTGAACTTTCACAGAAAAAGAATATGAAAAAATCACTTGAAAAAATTATAGGAACTAGTCAGAAAAGTGAACTACCATATAACGGAAAGGAATCAAAAACTATTTATGTTCCGCTTAGATTCTGGTTTAATGAAAATCCCGGATTAGCTTTACCTCTTATAGCTTTAACGTATAGCGAAATTAAACTTA